AAATAAGACCATTTCCACCGACTGATTTTATTGATCAAGCTGAAGAAGAGGAAGCAATTCGTTTAATACCTGCATCAGATTTAAAAAAATGGGTTATTGCAAATTACTTAACGATTGGCGGACCTCTTCACAACCCGGATCATGACCATATTGCTGAACTAATACATGACAATGAGGAGTTCTTGGCTTTTGCTTGGGCATCATCGGCTTGTATGGCTAAAAAGCGTATGGTTTTAGGCCAATGTGAAAAAGTTATGTTTAATCAGGGCGGGTGGAAAAAAGCTCGTCAAGAGCAGCAAATGCGCGATTGGTTTGGCTATGTGCCTGTGTACCTCATCACAATTGATGCAAGTTATTGCGATCAGGCGACTGATCGTGATTTCTGTGCATTGATAGAGCATGAGCTTTATCACATAGGTGTTGAACGTGATGAAGATGGTGATCCGTTAATCAGTGAAATGACTGGTTTGCCTAAACACTATTTAGCAGGCCATGATGTTGAAGAATTTGTTGGCGTAGTTAAAAGATGGGGAGCGGACGAAAGCGTGAAGCGACTAATTGAAGTGGCGAAGCAAGCGCCGTTTGTATCAGATGTGAATATTTCAAAGTGCTGCGGGACATGTTTAATAAGTTGAGCCTTCGGGCTCATTTTTTTTGCCATGTTTCCTTGACGTACCTTGACGGATAGAGAGAAATGGCGACATTAAACAAAAAGCAGAAACTCTTTATTGTACAATCGCTTGCTGTATTTAATACCCCTCAAGAAACAGTAAGTCTCGTCAAGGAAGAATTTGACATTGAAGTTTCAAGACAACAGGTAGAGTCATACGACCCTACAAAGTTTGCTGGTAGAGACTTAAGTAAGGAGCTCAAAGAAATTTTCGAAAAAACACGGGAAGAGTATTTGAGCCAGCCACTAAATAAAATCAGTGGAGCAAATGACATTGTTCAGTTGAAGATTTTAAGTGATTTACTTTGGGCTAAAAAAAACAATGTGACCATGACAATTAAGATCGTGGACCAAATACAAAAGATCATGAAAGGGTTTTATGACAAGAAGGGGGAACAAAATAATAAAGGTGGTAATTCTGAAGCGAACCAAACCAAAGCTGAAGTAGAACTTGAGATTAAAAAGCTTGAACTTCAGAAGTTACAGCGTGAAGTGAATCCCTCTGAGTATCGTCCACCTGAAGAGGATTACAAGCTTGTGCTGAATCCTGATGAGGAGATACCAAATGAGCCAATTCTTTAATCCCCCAGAAGGTTCAGTTCAATTAACACCTAAACAAGCAAACATCTATTTATGGGGTTGGCAAAAAGAAGCCCGATTCCGTGATGCTGTTTGTGGTCGACGTTTTGGTAAGACTTTCTTGGCCAAAGCGGAAATGCGAAGAGCCGCAAGACTAGCGGCTAAATGGAATGTTTCTGTCGAGGATGAGATCTGGTATGCAGCGCCTACATTTAAGCAAGCTAAACGGGTTTTCTGGAAGCGATTAAAACAGGCAATTCCAGCTTCTTGGCGTGCTGGAAAGCCGAATGAAACTGAATGTTCAATTACTTTAAGAAGTGGCCATATCATCCGAGTTGTAGGTCTGGATAACTATGATGATCTTCGTGGATCTGGTTTATTTTTCTTAATTATTGATGAATGGGCCGACTGTAAATGGGCTGCATGGGAAGAAGTGCTTCGCCCGATGCTTTCTACTTGTAAGTATATGGTGAATGGCGAGCAGCGAGTCGGTGGCCATGTTTTAAGAATTGGTACGCCTAAAGGCTTTAACCATTGTTATGACACATTCATGGATGGTCAGCCCGGTCATGAACCAGATTGTAAAAGCTTTTCCTATACATCCCTTCAGGGTGGAAATATTCCTGAGTCTGAAATCATTGTTGCTAAGCGCAAAATGGATCCTAAGACTTTTAGTCAGGAATATGAAGCAAGCTTTGAGAGCTATCAGGGTGTTATCTACTACTGTTTTAACCGGTTGCTGAACGCATCAACTGAAACAGTTAAGCCAAATGACGTGCTTCATATTGGGATGGACTTTAATGTTACCAAGATGGCTGCTGTTGTGTATGTACGCCGTGGTGAACATATGCATGCAGTCGATGAGTTCGTAAATCTGTTCGATACTCCGGCAATGATTGAGGCTATCCAAGAACAATATCCTAATCATGAAGTCGCAATTTATCCCGATGCCTCTGGTGAGAACCGGAAGTCGAGCAATGCTAGTGAAACGGATCTGGCGCTACTTAGAAAGGCTGGTTTTAAAGTTCATGTGAACAGTAGAAACCCAGCAGTTAAAGATCGCATTAATTCAATGAACGGGATGCTGTGCAATACGTTGTCTGAGCGCAGATTGTTTGTGAATGTAGATAAATGTCCTCACTTTGCCAAATGCCTAGAGCGACAAATCTATGATGATTATGGACAGCCGGATAAGAGTGCCGGTTTTGACCATATGAATGATGCAGGTACATATCCAATCGCTTATTTATTCCCGATCGACAAGAAATCTGTTGGAGTTCGAAGGATTCGCGGAATGTCTTAAACAACGCACCTTTTTAGGTGCTTTTTTATTGGTGTTTTTATGGCAGTTACTGATAAACATCCGCAGTATATTGCTGCACAAAAAAGCTGGTTAATTATGCGAGACGCCGTTGCTGGTGAAGAGCAGATTAAACAGGCACAAACTAAGTACCTAGCTAAATCAGCCGGAATGATTGAGGCTGAAAAGCAAGGAGATACGACTGGAGAGATTTATAAAGCCTATCTAAGTCGAGCTCAGTATCCATTATGGGTTCAGGATTCACTACGCACGATGATTGGTTTAGTTTCAAAGCTGGAACCTAACATCGTAATTGAAAGTTCTCTGTTAAAGGGTTTGATAGAGAATGCAACCAATGATGGTTTTGGGCTTAAACAGCTCTTTATTCGCATTTGTTCAGAGTTGCTAGAGTTTGGGCGCTGTGGGCTGCTTGTCGATGTTGATGCTAACGGAGTGCCATATTTCGCCTTATATGATGCGTTATCTATTATCAACTGGAAGGAAAACAGTATCGGTGGTCGTAAAGATCTAAAACTGTTAGTGCTCGAGGAGCAATTTGATAATAGTGAAGATGAATTCGGGCACGAAACTAAAACGGTTCACCGCGTTCTATCTATGGATGATGGAGCATTAGCGGTCCGATTGTTCGATGGTTCAAATGTGGAGGATAAAACTCCCGATCTCGGCGGTAATCAACTTTCTTTCACACCATTTGTTTTCTGCGGTGCCACTAGTAATTCTCCCCAAGTTGGTACGGTACCATTACTCACCATGGCAAAAGCAGCACTCAAGTATTACCAGCTCAGCGCGGACTACTTTCAGTCACTTCACCATACAGCTCATCCTCAGCCATGGATTAACGGACTTGAGGGTGATGAAGATATTAGCGTTACTGGTGTTATGGCTGTCTGGAGTCTTCCTCCAAATTCACAATGTGGTTATTTAGAAATTTCAGGTAACGGCATTGAACTCACTAAAAAGGAAATGGATGCGCAAAAAAATTCAGCATTAGAAGCTGGGGCTAAAGTAGTTGATACCAATACACAGGAATCAGGTGAAGCGCGCCGTGCACGGCAAGACGATCAGCAAGCAAGTCTTCACAGTATCGTGATGTGTGCAGCTGCAGCAATTGAACAAGCCATTAAGTATGCAGCGCAGTGGTTAAAGCTGGATTCGACAAAATATTCATTTACGGTTGAACCTGAGTTTATTGTGCAGGTCACGGATATTAATCTTGCAAAACAGCTTTATGAGGGTGCTATTTCAGGGAAAAACTCTTTCCGCACATATTGGGAATACCTGATGACAGGTAAATTACCAGCTCACGACTATCAGGAAGAAGTGAAGCGGGTAGAAATAGAGCGAGATAACACTCCTTTGTAGAGGTGATGTATGGCTTCAAAAGAAGATAAATCATTGATTGAAGTACTTACCCAACATCAGGCGTACTTATATCGGGTGTCTTCTCAATCTGTTAATGAGCTACTAAAAATCTTTAATGATGAGTCAATATTAATGTTGGCAAAGCTTCGGGATTTGCTTGATGAATTAAATGATTCTGAAAAGATGGCTCTAGCAAGTGGACAGTACACAACGTCAAATCTGAAGGAAGTTCGTGATCTGATTGCTCAGTGGTTTACTGCAATAAACACTGCATTACCTGAAGCTTTCGCTGTTTCTGCTACTGCCTTGGCTGTTTATGAAGCCAATTACATGGCGAAGCTATATGGCGGCAAGATCAAAAAACCAAATGGTGAAAAGCTATATGCAGCAGCTAAAAAAATACCATTGGTAGGTGGGGCTCTTGTTGATGATCTGCTATCAAGAATTGCTGAAAATGCCCGCCAAAAGGTTGAGTATGCAATTCGGGATGGCATTAACTCAGGTAAAACAAATCAGGAAATAGTTCAGCGTATTCGCGGAACCAAGCGCCTTAATTATGAGGATGGGCTTTTAAGTAGCTCTAAGACGGATATTGAACGTACCGTAAGAACAGTTCGTAGTCATGTTGCTAATCAAACGTATTTAGATACTTTCAAACAGTTAGGTTTTGAGTATGTTCGTTTTATTAGTGTATTGGATGGAAGAACATCAAAACTTTGTGCATCTCTTGATGGATCTGTTTGGGAAATAAACGACCCAGCTAAGCGTGTACCGCCATTACATCCTCATTGCCGCAGTATTCTGGTACCAGTCGAGAAAGATGGTCGACTTGCTGGAGAGCGTCCATTTGTAATGGATGAGCGCAAAGTAAAGGACATCCCGAAAGATGAGCGCAGCCAATTAATAGGGCAATTGGATGCAAACACCACATTCAAAGAGTTCTTTAAGAAAACAGATGATTTCTTTCAAAAGGAGTGGCTAGGGCCAAAGAGGTACAAACTTTATAAAGAAGGGAAATTTGATCTTGAAAAGTTCTTTGATCCTGAAGGCCGTTTATATAGCTTAGATGATTTGAGAAAGGTGGATGAAAAAGCTTTTAAAAAGTTGGGTCTGTAATTTTTCTTATGTTATATTTTTTAAAACATCAGAATTTATACAATATGAAAACAATAGCTTTTGTATGTCTAACCCTAATTTCCATCACTTGTTTAGCTGAACCAAGTCAAAAATATCTTAAAGAATATGATCGATTGTCTGAAGCTTTGGAGTCAGCAATGGCAAATGCATATTCTTTTGATCCTGCAACTGGTCAAGTAAAACAGGCTACTCAAGGTTTAGAAGCTAAAAATAATTTATGTAGAGCTGCCCAGGCGAAACTAAACCTCACCACGTTTTTAAAAGACAATTTAGAGGAATCTAAAGAGCTTTATAAATCTATTGATGGTGCAGAGACTCTAGATAAAAATTATCTTAGTGGACAACAGCAGGAACAACAAAATCTCGTTTCAAATTTGAAAAAAGACCTTGTTGGAACTGGATTTAACTGTGAGTAATTATTGCCGATTACAGGTAATTCTAAACTCACTTAAGACACAATTTTCACCTATATAAGCGCCCAAATGGCGCTTTTGTCATTTATGGAGTTTGGCTTATGAGTGAATCAAAAGTTAGACATTTGGTACTTAAAAGAGTTTCAGATAAATCTTCTCATCTTGCTCTTTGTGACGAGGAAACAGGTATTCCATTAGCTGGATTAACCGCTGTAAAAATGAATTGTAGTGTTTTTGAGGGTCCAGCGACTATCACGGCAACATTTGATGTAGGTGGTCCTCAAGGTATCCGCTTAGTTGGTGATGAACCTAGATCAGAGGTTTGGAATAAAAAGTAAACGTAGCTAAAGGTGGTAAAAATGTCTGAAATATCAGTTGCTGAATATGTAAAGAGAAAAGAAGAGTTAGAAAGAACACTAACAGGCCATATTGCTGAATTGATCAGTAAATTTGAAAAAGATACAGGCGTAAATGTACAAGATGTTTATGCGAATTTTTCTAGCGCCACTTGTTTGGGTGGTTCTGAAAAACACTTTCTAACTGGTGTGACAGTTAAAACCTCAATTTCTAATTAATCCAATTTATTAATTCAATAGCACCTTCGGGTGCTTTTTTTGTGAGTATTAAAATGAGCAAGAAACTATTAACAGCATCTATGGTTGCATACATTGGTACTAAGTCAGTTTTAGCAACGCCCATGACGCGTGGTGAATACAATGAATACCAAGGGTGGCAAATCCCTGAAAATGAAGACCCAAGTGATCCTGGTTATTTAATCGAATACAAAGATGGTGGCAAGGCTAATCATCCAGATCATGAAGGTTATATTACTTGGTCGCCAAAAGATGTTTTTGAGCATTCATATCAACTAGATGGTTTTCAAAATTGTGTAATGGGCCGTGAAATTCATAAAGATGATAATGGAGTAACAGTTACCCATAACGAAACTGTTAAAACCCGTGATGGTGAACAGTCTCTTGAAACCGGTCATTTCTATGACATCGTAACTGGAGATTCACTTACTCCAATTCAATTTCAACTTGGTCCAGTTAAGGAAGTTGGAGTAAATGGCATCACGAATGAAGCATTACTTGCGATAGTTTTACATCGTTTACGTGTTCTGAATGAAAAGTTTCCTTGCCGCGAAAATTCACTTGCTATTACCAATATTGAGCAAGGTCAAATGTGGCTAGAGCAACGTACCCGAAATCGTCAGAAGCGTGGTGTTGAAGGTTTTAACATCGCTTAACTTTATTAATCGAAATACAGCGTCCTAATGGGCGCTTTTTTAATGCCTGAAGCTAAGCAGAGGGTTCAACAATTAAACCCGCTAAGCGGTATCTCTAGGAGATTTTTAAATGCCAGACGAAATCAAAGTTGATTTGGAAAATCCTGAAATTAAAGCAGCTATTCAAGACGCCGTTGATGAAGCTGTTAAAGGTCTTAAAGATAAGAACGCTGAACTTATCAAAGATAAAAAAGAGTTGAAAGATGAACTAGGTTCATTGAAATCAAAGGTTGAGGGTTTAGATCTGGATGCAATCAAGGTCCTGCTTGATAAATCAAATCAGGATGAAGAATCCAAACTTATTGCAGAAGGCAAGATTGAAGAAGTTATTCAGAAACGCACTGAGAAGATGCGTGAAGAGCATGACAAGGTTCTTAAGGCAGAGAAAGAACGGGCAGATAAAGCTGAAGCTTATGCCGAGAAATTCAAGAAATCAGTAGTGCAAAGCCAAATTGTTCAGGCTGCTATTGAACTTGAAGCACTGCCAGAAGCGACCCCTGATATCGCCTTTTTAGCTCAGACAAAGTTTGCATTAGATGAAAACGGCAAAGCTGTGGCAGTTGATGAAAACGGGGATGTGGTCATTGGTAAAGATGGTCAGACACCGATGACACCAAAAGAATGGGTTGAATCTCTACGCGAGCAAAAACCGTATTACTGGCCTAAGCCTAATGGCATGGGCGCACCAGGGAGCAACAATTCAAAAGGTCAGCCAGACATTCTCAAAGCAGATGGCTC